CGCTGAAGCGGGGAGAGCGCACGCGCAACACCGAACGGGTGACCGTCTCGGTGCGCGCCGCGAACTACCGAGACCAGCGCGCGGCAATGAAGCTGGTGGTGGATTGCTGCGCCGGCCGCACCGGGACGGTGGCGGATGTGGAGAACGTCGCGATTCTCACCGCTGGTCGTGGGCCGGACACGCGCGGCCCCGGCGACAGCTTCGATCAGGGGCAGGATTTCAAGGTCTCCTTCGAGGCCTGACCACCAGGAGAACACCCATGTCGACCAGCAAGAAGGGCGTCGCGAAGCAGGACTTCACCGACGCCGGTACCGGAAAGTCGTTCGAGGCCGGGAAGCCGCTCGAATGCACGGCCGGGGAATATGCGAACTATCTCGCCGCGGGCCTGATCGATGAGCCTGAGCGTGCGGACGAGGGTCCCGCGAAGGGCAAATCGGCCGCCAACTGATTCCGCCCGACTGGGCTGAATACCGCCGGCGCTGCCGGCTCGCCACACCAGGAGAACTATCATGACGTCGACGACTGCGGCGGGCTCGGCGCTCGCCATTTCCGCAGCTGCACCCGCAAGCCAGGACGCCACCGGCTTCGCAGCCCTCACCTTCACCGAGATCGGCAGCATCGAGAAGATCGGCACGATCGGGGCCTCGTTCGCGAAGGTCGAGTTCACGCCGCTGAAGGGCCCCAAGGACAAGCACAAGGGCAGCGTCGATTATGGCTCCCTGCAGCCGTCGATGGCCTACGACACCGCGGACGCCGGACAGACCCTGATGCGGACGGCCTCCGACGACGGCACCTCGAAGCTCTACAGCTTCCTGTGCACGCTGCCGAACGGCGAGAAGAACTACTTCCAAGGGCGCGTGTTCGGCATGCCGCTCAACATCGACGGCGCCGACAGCGTCGTGATGGTGAACCCCACCGTCGAGGTGTGCACCAAGCCCGTGAAGGTCGCTGGCTCCTAACCCGCTACCGGCGCCCGCGACGCCGTCTCCCTATGCTCCGCCTGCTCCGTTTTCGCGGGATGCGGGTCAGGCGGGGCACCAATCCCGCGAAAGGCCACCCATGTTCGATATCACCACCGAGGCGGTCACCGATACCGCCCCCCTTCACCTGAAGAATGCCGCCGGCGAACCGCTGTATGCCGACGCCGAGCGCACGAAGCCCGTGCGGATCATCCTGCACAGCCCGGGCAGCAAGGCATTCTCCGCCGTCGAAACCGCGCAGTCCGCGCGCGCGGTGAAGCGCCTGAAGGCGAACGACGGCGAGATCACCGCCACCACGGCCGAAGAGCGGCTGCAGCAGACCGCCGAGGATCTGGCGGTGCTGACCGTCCGTTTCGAGAACTTCACCTATCCGCCGGCTGGTGACGCGCAGGGCGCCGACCTGTTCAAGGCCGTTTACGCCGATCCGAAGATCGGCTTCATCGCCAAGCAGGTCTCCAAGTTCCTCACCGACTGGAGCAACTTCACGGGAAAGTAACTCGCCAGCTGGTCCTCTACGTTCGGCACATGGCTTGGCTCAATGCCGTGCCGCGGCCGCCGGAGGGGGCCAGCAGGGCGAAGGCAAACATCTCTGCGCCAACTGCAAGCCGGGCTGCCCAGATGAAAGCGAACGGCATCCGCAACCCGATGATGCCTCCCAACCCGCTCCCGCACGTGATCGAACATCTGGTCGACATTGGGCTGAGCGAAGCGGCGGGCATGGGAATTGGCCCGGTAAGCTGGCTCACGATCGACGCATGGCGCCGCCTCAACGGCGTCGAGCTGCCACCTTGGGAAGCCAGGCTGATCCGGCGGCTGTCGATCGAATACGTCGCTGAGCAGCGGCGCGCGGAGAGCGAGAACTGCCCACCGCCTTGGCGCTGGGAGGTAACCGAGGGCGAGAAGAAGGCTGAAGCCTCTGGGCTGGCAATGATCTTCGGGTGACGGTACGATCCGCGGATGGCTATCGGCTTTCGTGTGCTCGTGCTGGCATCCTGCCTCGTCGTTTCACCTGCTTTTGCGGCAGATCAGCAGTTCGACCTGATCTGCAAGGGACAACAGAGGATCATGCCCTCCCGAAAGTGGAGGGATTACGAGGTTCGTTATCGGGTCGACGTTTCGCGCATGATTTATTGCCGTTTCGATTGCAGCGCGACTGAGACGCTTGCCGCCGCCGACGCGGCGAGGATCACGTTTCAGGTTCCAGAGAACGATAGCGCTGCAGCCTTCATCGCCCACTATGTCGATCGCTCGGATGGCCACTGGACCTATTTCGTCGGCGGAGACAGCGAGGCGAAAGGTGTATGCGAGCGCGCGCCCTTTAGCGGGTTCCCTGCCGCTAAATTCTGACTAGCGCTCCTGGCTGAGCGCGCCGGCTCGCTTCCCATCTTTCAATATCAGCGCCCCGCTTCAGCGGGGCTTTTGTCGTGGAGGTCCCGCATGGACGACGGCAGTCCCGCCCTAGAGGTCGGCTTCACGATCGACACGAACGACGCGTTCAGCGAGCTTGCGCAGCTGCAGCAGGCGATGAACACGGCTGAAGCGAAGATCGTCTCTGAAGCCGCCAAGATCGAGCGGGCTACCGGTTCGATGGTGAGCCTTGGCGGCGCAACGGCGCAATTCTCCACGTTCGGGACTGCCGCGACTCGAGAGCTCCGCTCGGTCGCTCAGGAGACGCGCAGTGCTGAGCGTGCCGCCGAGGCGATGATTCGGCAGATCGAGCGCCAAATCGAGACCTTCGGCAAAAGCGCCGCGGAGGTTCGACAGTATCGCGCCGACCTGAAAGCCGCCGCTGCGGAGAGCCTTGGGCTCAGCGAATCCGCCGGCCGCCTTCGGGCGGTGAGCGCGCGCATGGACGAGCTGGAGCGTTCCAGCAGCGGGGCGGCGAAGGCCGTCCGTGGGAATGGCTCCGCCTTGGCGGCGATCGCGCCGCAGGCGCAAGACGCATTCACCCAGGTCTCAATGGGCACAAACGTGCTGAACGTGCTCGCCATCCAGGGCGGGCAGGCGGCGGGCCAGATGATCTACCTCGGCGGCGCAGCGGAGAAGTTCGGGCGATTCATGCTTGGCCCTTGGGGCCTCGCTATCACCGCCGGCATGCTCGTGCTCGGCGCGCTCACGAAAGGCATGTTCGACAACGAGGAGGCAGCCAAGGCGGCCGAGGCGGGCATGAAGAAGTTCCAGGACCGCCAGTCCGACATCGGCAACTTCATCGACGACACCACGGGTCGGTTGAAGGAGCAGAACAAGACCTTGGTGCTCAATGCCATCCTGACCCGCCAGGCTCAGGTGGCGACCAACGAGAAGGCGATCACCGACAGTCGAGAAGCCGCCTTCCGCGTCGCCGGCAATCAGCAAACCCGCAACCCGACCTACAACGCGGTCAATTCGGCAGGCGCGTCGATCGCCATGCGCGAGACGGATCCCGACGTGCAGCGCGCTATCCGCGAAGCTGGCGGGAACGTGGACAAGCTAGCGGCCAGCATTGCCAACCTTGCACAGACCCGGCGCCCGGACCTCAAGAAGCTGGCGCTCGATATCACCAACCAGGCCGGTGCCGCGATCATGGCGCAGCGTGAAAATGATAAGCTCGGCAAGGAACTGCGCGGGCTCAGCGGCGACACCAAGGCATTCGCTAATAGCTCCGTCGACGCGGTGAAGCGGCAGGCCGCGCTCGCCGCAGCGACCACGCCTCTGGAGAAGGCGCGCGCGCAACTGGCGATCGTGGAGGCCGAAGGAACCTCGGCGGTGAAGGCCGGCGGCGCTGCCGTGGACCAGTACAAGCAGAAGCTCGTAGGCGCGACGCTGGCCGTTAAGGCCGCAGAGGACGCGCAGAAGAAGCAGACGGCCGCCAACCGCGCTGCCGCCGCAGCGGGCCGCGGGGAGGAGACGCTTACCGAGCGCCTAGGCAGGGAGGCTGCATCCACCGAGGCGCAGACCCGCAACCTCTACGGCTTAGCCGACGCATACCAGAAGTCGGGCGGCGCGGCCCTGATCGCGGAGGCGCGCGTCAAGGCGGAGTCTCAGGCGATCAAGGAGCAGGGCGACGTGAGCGCCTTTATAGCTCGTCAGGTGAACTTGGCGGTTGCGCAGCGCCTTGCTGATGGGAACAAGGCAACCACCGCGCTTAACGAGCAAGCAGAAGCGCAGAAGCATGCCAACGAGATGGTCGCCGCAGGCTTGGTGCCTGCATCTGAGGCAGCGCGTCTGGTGCGCGATCGGATGGCCGATCTGCCCCTGCTGGCGGCTATCCAAGCTAAGCAGTCTCAGGGTGATTGGATCGGGGCGATGGCAGTGGCTATCGCGTTGGACAAGCAGCGCATGGCCAGAGAGCGTCTGACGAATGCTGAAAATCAAGGCCGCCTTGCCGGCAGCATGCAGGCCGGCAATGACCGGCTCGCTGAGCTCCGAGAAGAACTGCGCCTGATCGGAGCGACCGACGAGGCCCGCACGCGCTCGCTCGCCGAGTTCCGCGCCAAGCAGGAAGTGTCTGCCACAAGGGGCATCGATCCTGCGCAAGCCGCTGAATATGTGCGGCTGCAAGGTGATATTGCCGCTCAGATGGAGCGCAATCGATTGGCCCAGGATGCCTACAATGATTCTCTGACTTTCGCGGCGGACAAGTGGGACCTGATCGCGCGCAACGTGCAGCGCGCCGGGCAAGGCATGGCGGATGCATTCGGCTCCGCTGGTCGAGCTATTGGCGATCTCGCAACCATCTATGCAGGGTTCCATGCCGATCGCGAGCGCCTAGAGCAGCAGCACAAAGCCCAAATCACGAAGGCAGGGAAAGACCAGGGGCAGATCGCGCGCGAGAATGCCCGCTATGCCCTGCAAACCTCGACGCTCCAGATCGGCGCCTACGGCGACATGACCCAAGCGGCGAAGGGCTTCTTCGGGGAAGGGACCGCCGGGTATAAGGCACTCGCCGCGGCTGAGAAGGCCTTCCGCGCCGTCGAGTTCGCGCTTTCCGTGCGCGCGATGAGCCAAGACGCGATCGAGACCGCGAGTGCGATCGGGAACAGCGTGGCGAGGGCTGCGCAGAACGGCGTCGAGGCCGTGTCCAAGGCGCTAGCCAGCCTCCCGCCGCCCTTCAACTTCGTCGCAGCCGCCGCCGTGGTCGGCGCGCTTGCCGCGATCGGCATTTCCATTGCGGGTTCTTTCGGCGGGTCGGGCGCGAAGCTCGCACCTTCCAACACCGGCACCGGCACGGTGCTGGGCGACAGCTCG